GCAACACCTACAGACGACTCACGTTATCTGTAAAGAGCCAACCGCGTAACGGTCGCACACGCCCCTCGAAAGAGGCCCGTGCGCACCGGCATCACGGAGGCGAAATGTCTCCACTCCAACAAGTTTGGACAACTTGTTGGAGCGGTCTTGTCCTGTCTGGCTGGGATGATCGGAGGGTGGCATGGCATCTTCACTCTTGGGTAACGGCAACGGTGCCAAGCCGAGGCTTGGCATTCGTCGTGCAAGAGTTGAAGACGCTGTGTCACAACGTTCGCGGGCACGCCCTGCACTCCAAGAGGTTCGTCAACTCCCCGTGCCGCATCCGGAAGGATGTGGTCGAGGCGCTGACTTACCTGGCAGTGCGCGAACCCGAGAACGCCTTCGCCTTTACCCGTCTCGCTCGGGCACTCCCGGAACCCCCCCTGGGGGCTACGGTTTGTGCTCTCCAGAGCGCGAAGGTAATAGCAACCTCCGATTATCCCACATCGGCTGCCTCCTTGGAGTCTCTCCGTTCCTTCGTTGCTCTTGCGCCCGGCGTAAGTGGCAATGGCAAGGTTCGGGCTCCAAGGAGGCTTCCCTCCTCGCTTTCCAGCTGTCTCGAGTGGCCTGCCACTCGAGGCGGTGTCGACGGCTACCTCGAACACCTTGGACAGGGGTGCGAGGCCCGGGGTGAGACCCAGGCCAAGTACCACCCATGGTCCGGCGACTCGCTCGGTGCCTTCTGCCTGCAGAAGGCCCGGGTGGTCCTCAGGCCATGCCAAGGGGTGTCTGAGGACCTTAGGGAATCTTATCGCTGTGCGGGTGTGCTGTACCTCAGGTCTCAAGGGAAACCTTTTGGCATGAAGGCACACGCGCTCAGACAATCCGGATACAAGGTTCGGGTGATCGGTGTCCCCGATTGCTTGACCTTTGTAGAAGGATCGTGGGTCCGCTCCTCGCTGCGCTGGTTGGCTCCCAACCACTGGCGTATCGAGGACGGATCCCTTGAGATTCCCAACGGTCTTCAGTACAAACATGGCGAAAGGTTCGCATCCTTGGACTTGTCCAAGGCCACGGACGGGCTTTCCCATGCTTGTATCAAGGTAGTCGTCGAGGCTCTTGTCAGCCGTGGCCTCATTCGTCCTGCGGATGAGACCATGGCCCTTAGGAGCCTTGGATTGCGAGACGGAGCGACCTGGAGCTTCACCGACCTTGGCGACAAGATCGGTGAAGGGCCGTTCCGGCGAGGGAGTCCGATGGGCACGCCTCTGTCCTTTGTTGTACTCTCTTGGGTGAACGCATGGGCTACCAGTGCGTTCACTAAGAGTCTCACCCATGGAGACGACGCCGTGGGGCGTTACAGGGTCAGGGCCTCCTCTCGCAAGGGAGGTCTGGCCTTGGACCTGTACGCTGACCGCGTCGAATCCGTAGGTGCTTCTCTTAACGTCCGC